CTATGTGATACTACTTTGATACTGCTTTTGTAACCTATCGGCTACCTCAATATGGCGATTAGGATAAAGATGCCCGTACACTTCATTTACCATCTGCACGGTATCACCTATTCGCTCTGCTATCAGATATGGTGAGAATCCCATATCAATAAGTAATGATACATGGCTGTGTCGGATATCATGCAATCGAATGACTTTAACACCGGATACTCTGCACACCGCATTCTTCCAGTATCGCAACTTATATTCAGTGACTTGAGGAAACAAACGGTCCTCTGGTTTCACATCATAATTCTTGTTGATGTAATCGCTTATAACCTCAACAAGAAAAGAGGGCAATGTTACATTACGGTTACTATTATCTGTTTTTGGCGTGGTAATCATATCTGCCTTTTCATATCTATGATAGGTTTTGTTAATAGTAAGTGTTTTGGATGATAAATCAAGGTCACTTAGTGTAAGGGCAAGTAATTCTCCAATCCGCAATCCAGTAAAAAATAGAATTTGGAATGCAATCTTAAGTGGTAAGTCATTCACATTGGCTATAAATCGATTAAACTCCTCCAGTGTCCAAAAATCCATTTTACGTGCCTTACGCTTACCGATGGAACCGGCTGCACTGCAGGGGTTTTTTCTTAGGCCATAATACCTAACTGCAAAATTCATAATACTAGAAAACTGTTGGCTTACATTTTTTTGATGAACTTCGCTTTTGACAGACTCTGTAATTACGTTCTGCCATTTCCTTACATCGGATGGACTTATTTTGTCTATGGACTTATCTTTGAAATATGGTAAGATATGGGTTTCACATATGGATTTTTTAATCTTATAGCTAGATAGTTTACAGCTTTGTTTTGCATCCTCCAAATATAGTTCGCAAAGCGACTTGAATGCCATATTTGGACTTCCGGCGTGTTTTGTCAGAAAGTCCCTTTCCCAGTCTCTGGCATCCTTTTTTCTTGTGAAACCTCGTTTTAGTTTTTGGCGGTTCTGGCCTGTCCAATCTTTGTAATAGAATTTACAATAAAAGGTTCCGCGCTCTTCATCCGGGTATACAGGCATTATATCACCCCTTTCATAATTTTTGGTAAAATTAACACGCCCCTTGCCAGAGCGCTCCAGGAATGATATAATTTGGTTGTGAAGCAAAATATATCTGCTGGAGCAGTCCGGCAAGAGAAATCTATGTGAAAAGCTTCTGTGTTCCAGCACAGGGGCTTTTTGCCATTATACATATCTGCTTACTTCATCAAATCATCTGGGGTAGCTGAAAAATAATACTCAAATAGGGAACTATCATATTCACTGCCAATGGCTTCATTCAATTTATCAGCTAAGGCGGCCCCCATCTCCGCGCCTAATTTTGCGTCTTTCACATTGGTTCTCTTGTATTCCGTAAATACATCTGACCACTCCTCCTGCGTTCCTGCGTAGTAGATACTAATGGTTTCTCCTTTATCAGGGTGTAAGTAGGATAGCGTATAGTCATAGACATTTGTCATGCTATGCGGGAAAAATACGGTTTTTACCCTGCATGAATTAAATATCGCAGTTTTCACTTCTGTAATACCTTCATCAAGGATTAAAGTCTCGACTTTACGATTTCCTATACCGACTTGAAAATCAGATATATCGGTTTTATATTCTATGTCATCCAATGTGTAGGATGGTCGTATTTCAAGAGTTGAATCTTTTCCTTTATAAGATTTTAATATAATAGTGTCGTTTGATGTTTCGTAATCAAAATCATGGATGTCTCCATAAGCGTTTTCTTTTTGGACATCTACGCCAGTAACCCCTGTCTCGCTTGCGGTAGAACTATTTTCACTTTTCACAGAATTATCCGCTACTTTTTTGTCACCACTATTGCCCAAACTAGAGCCGATTACTCCAATAACTGCTAACGCACCAAATCCAATAAGTATCTTTTTTAAATGACCACCTTTTTTCATATCCCATTCCTCTTTTCATTAGTTTTATTAAAATGACATAGGCTATTTTAACCTCAATTCAATCAGTTCCTTTTGATAACCAAGAATCCGGGCTGTCTGTTCTATAGTGCATTCCTGGTATTTTAAATATTCGTACAACGTATCATCAGATATCAAAAATTCTACGGCAAATTTATTGGCTTCTATTTCCATCTTGTCCACAGACTGGTAAGTATTGGCCAGTAAAAACGGCGTGTTTGACTTCGGATGTATAACAGCGTGTCCAAGCTCGTGGGTAGCAGTAAACTGTCTTTGCACACCTCCAAGGTTGCAATTAATGTGTATCTGCTTTTGACGTAGAACGAGATTGTAATATCCCCTGACAAGACCAAGTTCCTCGTTTAATAAGAGAATGTTTTTCGCTCGAATAATATCGAAAGGATTCTCTGTCTTATAATAGCGCTTTAAATAAGCGACTTCACCCCGTATATCCAATAAGCTCACTTCCCCTGATTATCAGAACTTAAATATTTCTTTGGTGTAAATTTCTTTGCGTTTATTTTTGCCACCCGGATGCTATGTTCAAGGCTGGCCTTTAAAAGTTCCTTGGTTTCATCGTCCAACGGGGCACCGTCAAACATAAGGGCCCCTTGCTGTCCTTCTAAATCAGACAGGGTCTTTTCAAGGCGGCGGCTGATATCGCGTTCATCCCGTGCAGTAAGTTCAGGGGATTTTTCCTTAGGTTCGTCTTTTCCGGAAAGAAGATAATCGACAGTGACTCCGAAATAATCGGCAATTGGTTTTATTTTTGATAGATTTGGAGCGGATTTATCTATTTTACTGATGTACCCCTTTCCGAAACCAAGATGTTCTTCTAATGATTTACTGGTAATCCCATTCTTTTTACACAGAAATTGAATTCTTTCTTTTACGTTCATATGACTGCCTCTCAAAAAAAAAGTTGCGAAAAAACGCAAATTTAACTTGACATTTGCCATAAAACGCGTATAATAAAAACATAAGTTGCGATAAATAGCAAATGAAAACGAAAATGCGTTTGTTCAATATTGTTGTGGTGACTTTATTTTACTATAAATCGCAAAGAAAATCAATATAAATTTGTTATTTATCGCAAATTTACAAAATTCATGCGGAGGGAGGAGTAAGGATGGTCTATGACAACCTAAAAGAAATTTGCAAAGAAAAACACATTACCTTCCAAGAGGTCGAAGCGTTGGCAGAACTTGGGGCTGGGTGTATTAGCAGATGGAAAGATGGAAAGGTAAGTCCGAATATAGACACATTAAAAAAAGTTTCGAGCGTAATAGGTGTTAAGGTTGCAGACCTTGTAAAAGATTAACAGGTGGAAAAACGGAAAAACAAGAGGAGATGAAAGCAAATGAAAATAACAATTGACTTAAGCGAGTGCCCCAATTTTGGCCTGTCTCCCAATTGCATCTATCGTTCTTTGTGGGGAATGGCAACGGCCTACGATTCAATAGCGCGTGAGTTGTATGCACATAAGACCGGGCGAAGTAAATGAGGAAAGGGGGATAAGGGATTATGATGGACCCATTAATGACAGCCGATGATGTCGCCAAAGTCCTGTCATATTCCAGGAGCCATGCATACAAAGTCATCGGGAAGCTAAATCAGGAGCTTGAGGAAAAAGGATTTTTGACCCGTCCCGGCATGGTGCCAAGGAAGTATTTTGAGGAGCGGACAGGATTGGAAATGCCGCAGGAAGGAGGTGAGAAGGAATGAGCGTAACAGAATTAATCAGAATCGAAAACAGAGGAAGGTCGTCTGAACTTTATGTGGCTGGACTTAGAGTAGGAAGGGGATTGTATGGGCTATCCTTTAACCAGCCAGAGAATGATATGTCGAATCCTAAATTAACGGTAACAATTGATATCAGGGAAACTTTAAAAGCGTTATCCGAAATCCCAACAGAGCAGTTTGAACAGGCGAAAGAGATAATGAAGGACTATCTTTCCGGATATAAAAGAACTGTCACCGATGATGGCAACAGTTCCATGGAGATACTTAGATAAGTTTCTGGGATTTCGCAAAGGCTATTGTGCGGTCAAGGACTTCCACATTGGGTGCGACCGTGTTGTGGAAGGTTATGTATCCAGCCCTATCCAACTCAGCATAGAAACAATCATCGTATTCCGTGGAGGATATATCCTCAACATACATGTCTGCTGAGCCGGTCCGGGCATATGCCTTGCAGATTTCAAGCAATAACTTATCCGCCATGGGATGTAACTTACCCATATATAAAACCACTCCTTCTTTTTCGTACTCGGCGCTGCAACGCCTGTAAGTACAGTATAAAGCGAGGAGGATAAAAGAACAAGAAGAAAGGAAGGTGAGAAGAATGTGGATTTCAAAGAAGAAGTGGCAGGCTCTTGAAAAAAGAGTAGCTGACCTTGAAGGACAAGTTCAAGGCCAGCCGGAAGAAAAATTAAAAACAGGCCTGACTCCACCAATGAATTGTATTTTCAGTTCTGGGCGGTATGCTCCCCTCGACAGGGAGTGTTCCAGTAGAGATGCCATTATTTACGGAGGTGGCGGCATCGATTATGACGGATTGACCATTGAGGCACTTAGAGATATCAATAAGTCCATTTCCGTGATTGGTTCGCTCATTAAAGATATCCTCATATCGCCTGAAATCAAACATGAGTGAGTTAGAGTTCTCATTGAGGCGCGAGTAATCAACTCGTTGATGTGGATATGACCAATTAAATTGATGCAATAAAAATCTAGAACTTGTAAGAGCAATACGTTCATCCGCAGCAAGATAGATGAGCATAGCAATGGACTCAACAGTTCCCACATTAACCATTTTTACCGGAACTGGGAGACCTCTGAAAAAGTTATAAGCGGAGAAGCCGGAATTTAAGTCACCCCCTTCGCTGGAAAACATAATAGTAACTTTTTCAGCACCTTGTTGACATAATGCACTTAAGACTTGATTCCGTAAATATTCATAGGATTTAGGGATAATCGGGCCACAAAAATGGAAAATATGTTCTTTCATAAAAGTTCCTCCACTTGCATGTAATGTATTCAGCTCTGGCGGGAGCCTGTAAGTACAGTATACCAAGGAGGGGGACAAAACGCAATGAGGGAGGCGGTACATATCAACACGACATGTAAGACCTGCCGGGATAGCCAGTGCCCGGAACGGACACGGCGGTATCCGCGCAAGGACTATGAGAGGAAGGAGGGACAAGCCAATGACGAAAGTAACTGAGTTAACCATCCGCGCCAAGGCGGCCATCCGATACCCTGGCTGGCGGCTGGACATCGTAGGCCCCACCACAGCGGTGCTTACCAATGTCATGAACCATCGGAGGATAATGGAAATCCGGCGGCGCAGGAACCGGCATGACGGTCCATGGATGCGGCTGGCCAGGTGGATAGCCAACTTCCTGCGGCGCTGTGCCAGGCAGATTGTGGATGCCACGGAATGGATTGTGCCGGCGGTCATATGGCTGCTGGGGATGTGGATGGCAGCTATGGTGGTCATGGCGCTGGCAATGGGTGTGGAGCTGTGAAAGGAGGTGAGGAAGATGTACAGGCCTGAGGAGGAACTGCGGGCCATAATGGACCTGCTGGCAGAATGGCGCAGTAAGACCGGAACTGGAGATGTAAGTATATACATTCTGGCAGATGGGTATGGCAGGGCATATAACTGGGACAATAATAAGTCAACCTACGAAGTCGGAGGGTATTTTGGCCCACAAAAAAACGGACCCAGACGGGTGGAGCCGTCAAGAGTCCAAGACAATAACTTATCACCCTTAGTATAAGGGATTTAAAAGGAGATTGCAAGTATGAGATTATACGAACTTACAGAACAGTATCAGATTCTGCAGGATATGGCCTATGACCCAGAGGTGGATGAGGAGACGCTGCGGGATACCATGGAAGGCCTGTGGGGGGAAATCGAAGA